GACGTCAAGTTCCGGCTCTCGAGTCTCTTCAAGCAGGTCGATATCCTCGCCGGGATTGGTCGCTACGCGGTGCTGCTCCTCGGGGCGCCAGGGAATCTTGAAGATCCCCTTGAGCACTGCAGCATGGACGAACTCGCCTACATCACGCCCTACGCTGAAGAGGACGCGACCGTCGCGGTCTTCGACGTCGATGTGAAGAGTGAGCGGTTTGGACTGCCGGTCTTCTACACCGTGAAGCGCACGTCGATGACGAGCATCGACGCGATCAACTCGGCCACAGTCGGGCGCCGGGTCCATTGGACTCGCATCATCCATGTGGCGGATGGACTCCTCGATGATCGTATCTACGGTGAGCCCCGCCTGCAGTGCGTGTGGAATCTCCTCGATGACCTGGAGAAGGTCCACGGGGGTGGCGCCGAGGCTTTCTGGATGCGGGCCAACCAGGGCATCCAGTATGACCTAGACCCGACGCTGGACTTCAGCGACGAGAGCAAGGCCGAACTGAAAAAGCAGGTCGAGAAGTATCAGCATGGCCTCGAACGGTTCATGCTGACGCGTGGCGTCGAGATCAAGGAGTTGGGGTCGGACGTCGCGGACTTCGCCAACCCGGTCAATAGCATCATCAGCCAGATCAGTGCTGGCACGGGCATCCCGCAGCGGGTGCTCATGGGCTCCGAGCAGGGCAAGCTGGCGGCCAAGGCCGATCGCAGCAACTGGGATGAGCGGGTGTCCGATCGTCGTGATGATTATGCCGGCCCGTATGTGGTGCGGCCTTTCATCGATCGCATGATCGACATCGGCGTGCTCCCAGAGCCCACCTCGGGGGAATACCGCGTCAAGTGGGAGTTCACGAAGGTTCTGGACGACGAGCAGAAGGCCACCGTGGCCGTGCAGTTGGCCACCGTGAACCAGACGGCCGGCGAGACGGTATTCCCTGCTGATGAGATCCGTGAGAAGGTCATGGGCTGGCCGCCCTTGAAGGAAGTTCAGAGCAGTGCGACCCCGGCGCTCCTACCCGATAGGGGCACGGCTCCGAAGATTGACGATCCGAATGCGACCGTGACTCCCCCGGCGCCGAAGGCTGCGGCATCTGCGGGGAAGGAGTCGGCACACGTTCAGCGTGTGGCCGACCGATTTCGTGGGCGACGTTCGACGTTCCGCCGTGCGGGCGTTCGCCGGGGCGAAAATGCTCATCCCCGTGGGCCGACTGCGGAGCGCCCTGGAGGCCAAGAGTAAGACCGAAGTCCAGGAGGTAATGGCCAAGCCCCTGGAGAAGTTTGCGAAGGACTTCGAACCGGCCCTGGCCGAGACCCTTCGGAAGGTGCTCGTCGCTAGTGGCCGCGAGGCCACGGTCGCCCTGGTGGCGCTCCTGCGTGGCAAGGGGGGTCTGCGGGCTGCAGCCAAGCCGGTGGACATCCGGATGCAGTTCGACGCGACGAGCCCGCATGCGGTGGCGTGGATTCAGGAGCACGCAGCCGAGACGGTGGATGGTATCACGAAGGCCACCCGCCAGGCGATTGCGGATTCGGTTGAGCGGGCTTTAACGGAGCAGTTCAGTATCGATGACCTGATCAAAGAGATCAGCGACGATATCGGAGATGCTGACCGCGCCGAGGTGATCGCCCGCACGGAAACCATGCGGGCCAGCAACCAGGGACTCTTGGAGTCCTGGGATCAGGCCACGGATAAGGGGCTGCTCACCGGCAGCGAGTTGAAGGTCTGGATCGTGACGCCAGATGACCGGCTGTGCCCGATCTGTGAGCCCCTGGACGAGGAAAAGCGCGAACTGGACGATACATTCAATGTCGACGGGGATGAGATCGACGGGCCGCCGGCCCACCCGCGATGCCGATGCACCCTCGGTCTGGTCTCAGGCACGACGGGGAGCGAGGAGTAGATGAGCCTGCAGCAGCGAAGCTTGACGGTTCGGATGGGTGGCCCTGGCGTGAAGACGCGCGAGGAGTCCCTCAATGGCCGCAAGCACATCGTCGTTCCGGTGATCGCCCTGGTGGAGGGCGTGATCCATGCGATGAACGCCAAGAACGCCGAGTTCGTGTCGGCGGATGAGTTCAGCCGAGCCCCGCAGGGCTGGAATGGGCGCCCCCTGTTCTCCGGCCACCCGATCATGGATGGCCAGCCGGTATCCGGCAACACCCCACAGGTGCTGGAGCAGAAGTCGATCGGCCAAATCTTCAACACCAATAGCGCGAACAAAAAGCTCAAGACCGAGGCCTGGATCGATGAGGAGAAGTCGAACGCCGTCGATCCGACGGTCTTGGAACGGGTAGCGGAGGGCACGCCGATTGAGGTGTCCGTGGGCGTGTTCGTTGAGACGGACGATGAGCCTGGCATTTACCAGGGCAAGCGATACACCGGCTCGTGGCACGATATCGTGCCCGATCACCTGGCCCTGCTGGCCGAGGGTGATGAGGGAGCCTGCAGTCGGAAGATGGGCTGCGGGGTGCGGGCCGCCAACAAGGGGAACCAGCCAATGGAACTGCTCGACCTGGACTCGTTCAAGACGCTTCGCAACATTCCGCAGTCCGAACGCGACAAGATGCCGGCCGAGGACTTCGCCGGCCCGAACCGCACTTTCCCGATCTCCGAGCCGGAGGATGTCGATGCGGCGGCCCACAGCCTGGGTCGTGCGAAGACCGACGCGGCCGGCCGCGCGAAGATCAAGTCGAAGATCATCAGCATCGCCTACCGGAAGGGCAAGGAGTTTGTCGCCCAGCTTCCGGAAGACTGGAAAAAGAAGAAGGACCAGAAGAACAGCGGCTCCTTCCTCTCGCGCATCTCCAGTGCAGTGGCCGAGGCCATTCGCGGGGCTGGCGTGAGCACGACCGAGAGCGACACGGACGTGCGGCAGGAACTCGTGGAGGCCCTTCGGGAACAGGAGCCCGGCCTGCTGTGCATCGAGGCCGTCTACACCGACCGTGTGATTTACTCGGTGTATTCGGGTGGCGGGGTGTGCTGCTACCAGCGCACCTATGACGACTCCTACGTAGTCGGTAGCGACCGCGTGGAGGTGGAACCTGTTACGACTTGGATTCCGGTGGCATCGGACGATACACCGGGAGACGGCGTGACTGCGGCGGAAGGCAAGCGCAACAGCAAGACGGATCAGGAAAAGATCCAGGCTATGCACGATCACGCGGTGGCCCTCGGCGCGGCATGCGATCCGAAGATGGCTAGCGCGAGGGTTGCGGGTAAGCCGTGTGCATGCGGCGGCAGTCACCCCGAAGCTCAGAACCATCCGGAGAATCGAACCATGAACAAGACCGAACTCACGAAGTTCCTCGAGACCGCGACTGAAGACCAGATCAAGGCGCTCAGTGCGGTGGCCGAGGGCAAGAATCCGGAGACTCCGGCAGCGCCGGCTGCGGCGGTTGTGGCTCCGGTTGCGGCTGCGGCTGCGCCGGCTCCGAAGACGATCGAAGAGGCCATCGCCAGCGTGCCCGAGCAGTTCCGTGGCGCTCTGACGGCGGGTCACAAGGTCGCCCAGGACCGCAAGGCTGCGACGATCAAGACGCTCAAGGACACGGGTCGCTGCGACGTTTCCGACGAGAAGCTCAACGGGATGACGCAGGAGGAACTCGATTCCCTCGTCAAGCTCGCGGGCACCGTCCGTGCGGCGGTTGACTTCGGGGGCGCGGGTGCCCCGGCAGCGAAGCCGGCCGGATCCGAGCAGAAGGACGCTCCGGCGGCTCCGAACATGGCCGAGCGTATCGCGGCCAGCCGGAAGGCCGGCAAGTAACCGGCAGGTGCTGCACCAGGTGAGGCCTTCGGGCCTCGCCTAATCAGCCACTCACCAGAAGGGGAGATTCACACATGCCGGTCACGAACACGGGCGCCGAGAGCAAGGGCATCTCGGCGCACGGCACACTGATCAAGCGGAACGGAACGGCCATCGCGGAACTGCAGGACATCACCCCGCCGGCCCTCACCCGCAAGCCCATCGACACGACGACCCAGAACTCCGATGACGACTCTTACGTCGTCGGCATTCGCCGGAAGGGGGAACTGCAGTTCTCGATGAACTTCCTCCCGTCGAGTGAGCCCACGCACGATGCCAGCACGGGCCTCCTGAAGGCCTGGGCGGACGGCACGAAGGATCAGTATCAGATCCTCTTTCCGGACGGCGCCGTGTGGCTCTTCTCGGGCTTCGTGAGCAACATCGCGCCGAAGGCCCCGGTCGACGGTGCCCTGAGCGCGAACGTCAGCATCCGGCCGAGCGGCGGGCAGATCTTCACCCCGTAAGCTTCGCAGGCAGAGGACCAGTAGGAAGTTCGGCAAGGTTTCCCCCACCAAGAGGGGAGAGGAGATAGGGCAATGAAGAATCGATCGGTCATCCTGCGGGGCGCGGACCTCGTGCAGGTCAACGAAGAGGGAGTCGCGTCGGCTCAGGTCAAGCCGGGCTACCTCGTGGACGGTGTCACCAGCATCGCGCATCACGCTTCGGCTGGCGGCAACACTCCGCGTGCGTTCGCTCTGGAGCGCGACGAACTCGGCCAGGGCATCGACAACACCCGCCAGGGCAAGGGCACGGAGTCGGCCTACTACGCGTCGGGCGACACGGTGAAGGTCGGTGTGTTCCCTCCGGGCACGCGCGTCCTGGTGTTCGTGGCGTCGGGCGAGAACCTGGCGGCCAACGACAAGCTCGAGTCGGCGGGCAACGGCACGCTGCGGAAGCTGGCGTCGGGCACGGCCCTCGCGCGGGCACTCGCGGCGCATGCGCCCGACAACGTCGGGGACGGTGCCATCGCTGCCGAGGTGATGTAACCACATCACTCTCGGGTTCACAGTTTCGGTTCGAACAACGCAATTTCTCACAGGGACAGGAGACAGGACCATGAACGAAAACGTGATTTCCCCCGCCCAGGCGCTCTTTGGTGGCGCTTCGGGTCGCTGGGCGACCTCGATGCTCAAGAAGGCGGCCCTCGAAGGCAAGGCCCTCTCGGCAGCGGCGCTCCGCACACTCGACACGCTGCGCCACGAAGAGTGGAAGTTCTTCGATGACGCTCTGGTCGAGGAGGCTCTCATTCGGCTCGTCGGTGTCGCGGACCTCGTCGGCGCGGGTCTGACCCGGCCGGTGGCGAACGCTCTCGGCAAGACCGTGTTCGGATATGAGAAGGTGACGTTCATGGACGAGGCCACGGTCTCGCTCGACGGCATCTCCCGCACGAACAACGATCGCCAGGAGTTCGACCTGAACCAGATCCCCCTGCCGATCACGCACAAGGATTTCTTCATCAACCTGCGTGAACTGGCGGCCTCGCGTGAGAAGGGCGAACCCCTCGACACGACTCAGGTCCGCACGGCTGGCCGGGTGGTCGCGGAGAAGGCCGAGAAGATGCTCTTCCAGGGCGGCCCGACCTTCGGCGGGATGCCGATTTACGGCTACATGACGCATCCCGACCGTCTGACGCAGTCGTTCGACTCCTCGAAGAACTGGGGCGACTCGACCAAGACTGGCCCGTCGTTCATCGTGGACGTCATCGCGGCGCTCAAGAAGCTCGCGTCCAGCACGAACCGCATGTTCGGCCCGTATTGGATCTACGTCCCCGCCGATGCGGGCGTCGTGATTCAGAACGACTACGTGCCCCAGAGTGGCACGGCGGCCACGGGCACGATCCAGCAGCGTATCGAGGCCGTGGCGAACATCAAGGCCGTGCGTGTGGCGGATCAGCTTCCGACTGGCAACGTGATCTTCGTGCAGGCGACGTCGGACGTCGCGACCTGGGTATCCGGTGAGACCCTCCAGACCGTCCAGTGGGATGAGTATGGCGGGTTCGAACTGAACTTCAAGGCCTTCCAGATCGCGGTGCCTCTCATCCGTAGCGATGCTCAGGGTCGCTCGGGTGTCTGCCACCTCTCGTAAGACCCACCTGGTGAACGGGGCAGGCCTATCCCGGCCTGCCCCGTTTCACATCATGCAAGACCCTCATGGAAGTTCTGAAGGAGAGCGCACATGCCAGAAGTGAAAAACAAGTATCGGTTCGTCGGCCGGGCGCACACGGAGAACGGCAAGGATCTCAAGGCGGGCGACGTGGTCGAGATGACCGATGAAAGGGCAGCGAACCTCAAGCCGAAGTTCGAACGCGTCGGGGCGCCCGCAGCGCCAGCCCACAAGGGTGACGACAAGGGTGGCGAGGGCGACAAGGGCGACGGCAAGGGCGCCGAAGGCGTCGAGAAGAAGTAAGGCCCCAGGGGCTGCTGGCCGGCGAGGCTTGCAGCCCCTGGCTTCTTATGCGAGGATACCTACATGCCGGCTCCGACTCTCGACACGACCGTAGGGGGCGCCAACGCGAACTCCTACGCCAGCCTTGATGAGTTCAAGGCCTACATCTCCACCCGCCTGCCGGTGGCGGCCTGGACGACGGGGGCTACGGACGATCAGTTGACCGTAGCCCTGGAGTTCGGCGCGAAGCTCCTTGACGCATGCTTCGCCTGGACGGGTGCAGCCGTGGATGATGTGCAGGCCCTCGCGTGGCCCCGCAGCGGCATGTCCAGTCGTAACGGTTTCCCGATCGCCACGACGATCATCCCGCAGCAGTTGAAGGATGCACAGTGCGAGTTCGCAGTCCAGCTTGGGAACGGCGATCTCCTGAGTGACAACGATGCCAAGAAGAAGGGCATCTCTGGTGTGAAGGCTGGATCGGTTTCTGTGAGTTTTCAGACCATCGATACGGCTACTGCGGAGTCGGTCGATATCCTCATCCGTCAGATGGGATCTGATCTGCTCTACGTTTCCGATACCGTGCCCCAGGCCGTGCGAATGCTCCTCGTGTCCTCCTGGTTTGCACAGCCGAGCATCAAGCGTCCGGTTCTCATCTCGATGTTCTAATGCCCTTCCCTGCTGAAATCCTCGCCACGGGCGTCGGGATTGCGGACAAGCTCACCAAGGGTGTGCAGGCGCCGTTTACTCTGGAGGCCTATCTCTCTGAAGATGGCGCCGGCCTGGCCTCATTCGCTGCGCCTGTGACGCTCCTTGGGGTAGTCGACCAGACCCGCCGGCAGGTGGCGATCGAGGGCCTGATGGTGGTCGTGGTGGCTACGATCACGGTCGTGGGAGACGTCACGCCGAATGGAGCCCCAGGTCGGAACGAGCCGATCGACCCGCGTGACCGGATCACCTTGCCAGATGGCACTACTGGTCCGATCATCGACGCTCCTGGCGCCGTCGTGAACCCCCTCATGGGTCGGCCTTTCGTGAACACGATTTTGATCGGGGAACTGAAGACGACCTAGCACGCGGGAGGGTATGAGTGATCCGCATTCCGGTCAGCCAGCCAAGCCTGGGTCCGCGCGAGACGTATCTCGTCAACCAAGCGCTTAAGAATAACCAAATCACGCAAGGGCCGATGGTCGCAGAGTTCGAGGAGGCCCTCGCTCGATACCTGGACGTTCCCCACGTCATCGTTTGCAGCAGTGGCACAGCAGCCCTGCACCTGGCGCTCCTCACGGTTGGCTGTGGGCCTGGACATGAGGTGCTCGTTCCGGACGTCACATTCGTCGCTACGGCCAATGCCGTAACGTATACTGGAGCCCGCGTAGTGTTGGTCGACGTCGACCCAGGCACCTGGTGCATGGATGCCGGCGATGCCAACGTGAAGATTACCCATCGCACACGGGCGATCATCCCCGTGCATCTCTACGGCTACCCCTGCGGGCTGGAGAACCTCCCCGGTTGCATTCGGGTTGAGGACGCAGCCGAGGCCCTCGGAGGCCAGCATTGGGGGCGCCACACGGGCACAGCCAGCATCTTTAGCCGGCTGGCCGTGTTCAGCTTCTACGGCAACAAGGTGCTCACCACGGGCGAAGGTGGGGCTGTAGTGGCCCACACCGACGAGGATGCGGAGGTGCTGCGCCACCTGCGGGGGCAGGCCCTGGACCCGGCCCGGCGCTACTACCACGATGACATCGGCTACAACTACCGGATGACCGAACTTCAGGCCGCGATTGGCCTGGGCCAGATGCTCCATTTAGAGGACCGGCTGGAGCGGCGCCATGACATCTTCCGCCTGTATCACAAGCGTCTTGGCACGGAGTTTGCGACGAACTACACTTGGGTCAATCCGGACAAGCGCGATGTGTGTGCCCCGTGGCTTTACACCATCCGGCTCGACCAGGGTGTGAATCGACAGAAGGTAATCGATGGCCTGGCGAGTGAAGGTATCGAGACGCGGCCTACCTTCGTGCCCATGCACCGGCTGCCGATGTATGCCGGCCGCGATCAGGACTTCCCGCATGCCAGCTTCCTGGGGGACCAGGGCCTGAGCCTGCCTACGTATCCGGACATGACGGATGCCCATATCGAAGAGGTAGTCGATGCGCTACGAAAATACGCACGATGATCTCGTGCAGTTCCTGCACGACCAGGCTCACCTGGACGATCTGACCGAGCCGGTGCCCTTCGTGATCTACGAGCCCGTCGTCCGGACGCGGCCCGAGAAGATCTACGTAGGCGAGGGATCTCGCGTCGATTCTTTCGCCAAACTAGAGGGCGGGGAGGGTCTCACGATCGGTCGCTACGTTCATATCGCCAGCTTCGCCCACCTGAACCTCGGGGGCGGCCGGCTGGAGATCGGGGACTACGCAGCCGTGGCCAGTGGCGCCCGGATCGTCAGTGGCACCAACAGTGCTGATGCCCCATCGATGAGTGCCTGCGTGCCTGAGCATTTGCAGCGTCGGCGCACGATGGTCACGCGGATCTCGGACTTCGCCTGCGTGCTCCTGAACGCGGTCGTCCTGCCAGGGATCACCCTCGGGGAGGGCGCCGTGCTGGCGGCCTGCTCGGTGGCCACCTGCGACATCCCTGCCTGGGAGATCTGGGCAGGGAATCCGGCGAAGTTCCTCAAGCGCCGGGAGGTGCGGAAGTGATCGCGATCGGATCGGCCTTTCGAGACTGCTCCTATGCGGTTCCGGCCTACATGGACCGCGTGGTCGATGCCCAGCGGATGCTGGGGCTTCCGATCCGAGTGATCGCCGTTGAGGGTGACTCGAAGGACGACACAGCCGAGCGTCTCGTGCGGGAGGCCTCGAAGCGCAACCTTCGGATTCATGTGCCTGCCTGCCATCACGGAGGCCCTTACTTCGGCTCGGTGGAATCCGAAGAGCGCTTCGTGGCGATGTCGAAGGTGGGGAACGCCATCTTCGACGCGGTGCAGCCCGACGACCATGCGCTTTTTTATGTCGAGAGCGATCTGCTGTGGTCGCCCAAGACGTTTGTGCAGTTGGTGGTCTCGGCCCTCACGCGCGACTGTGGCTACGATGT